TCGGATTGGCTACGACAGCCGCAACGGTTGGCTATGAGGCCTCGCAGGGTGGGGGCCCATCAGCCCCGACGCAGCAGCAAGATGCAGCAGAGCAGGCCAAGGCAGCTACAGCAGCATCCCAGGCCCAAGCAGAAGCACTTACGAAGCGCAGGGGTATGGCCTCTACGCAGTTGACGAGTCCACTCGGCACATCCGGCACGGCATCCGTGCAGAAACAGACCCTGGGATAAATGGCATATTCGATAGGTGGATCGAGACCGGCCGGGAACTACTACAACTCGACGGGGTACGCCCCGACAGAGTTGGGCTCAGTCGACGCCGAGATGCGGGCCAAGGATCTCCAGAAGTATTTGAACGTTCTGGCACAGCAGAGGCTTCCGTGGGAGCCGATGATCGACAACATCATCATGTACGTCAACCACGGCCGACGCTACGTTCAGGATTGGGATTTGTACCCTGGGATGCAGACCGGTCAAGAGGTCTACGACGACTCGGCCATGCTTGCGCGGAACATCCTCACCGATGGCATGGTGGGCTATCTGTGCAGCCGGAACCAGCCTTGGTTCGGATTAGAGCTTCCCGGAAAGTTCAACTTCCCTCGCGATTCTCAGATGCGTCGCTGGAATGGTCAGCGCATCGACTCATACCCCCAGGTTCAACGCTGGCTGCAAGACTGTCAGACGGTAATGTACTCGGCCTTCAATCGATCAAACTTTTACGATGTTGTCACCGAGTTCATCTCTGACGGAGCCACCTGCGGAACGGCGCACATGCTGTCCGAGGAAGATGTAGCGAACGGGCAGATTGTCTTCACTGTCCCCCACTTCCGCGAGTGTTTCATCGCCGAGAATGAGTTTGGTGAAGTCGATACCTGCTACCGGGTCTTCATGATGACCCTGAAGCAGCTCGCCGAGAAGTTCGGCATGGAGGCAATGAAACTTGCTGATCGAAATTTTGAGAAGGATTACAAGGCGAATATGTATGACCAGCGCCAGATCCTTCATGCGATTTACCCTCGCCGGGACTTTGACCCAACAAGGATTGACGCGAAGAATAAGAAGTGGGCGTCCGAGTGGGTCTACCAGCAGGGCGGGAAGATCCTCAACAAGGCCGGAGCAAACGGCGGAACCCGAGGAGACAGTAAGGTAACGCTAGTGGGCGAAGGCGGCTACGACACGATGCCGATCCTCTCCTGGCGCTGGAGGAAGAACGATGACGAGATTTACGGTCGCGGCCCGGCGCACGACGCGTTCGTTTCTATCGCTCAAGCCAACCAGATGGGTCGCACGAATCTGGTCACGGCTCAACAAGCGGCTGAACCGCCTCTTATTGCTTACGCAGATCAGCGCGGATCTATTCAGCGCGGTCCCAATGGAATTACATACGTTGAGGCGAATCGCGGTGACATTCGAGCTAGAGCACCGATGCCGCTCACGACTGGCGTGCAGAACCTTCCGTTCAATATCGAGTACCAGGAGCGGGTCCAAAAGATCATCAACCAGCACTTCCACACAGACGTTTTCATGATGATGTCTCAGCTCGCCGCAGGCGGTAAGAGCGAGCGTATGGTGACCGAGCAGATCGCGGAGCTTCAAGGTGAGAAAGCGGCGATCCTCGGCACCCGCGTGGGTAAGTTGCAGTCCGAGGCGTTCAATCCCCTCATCGCTCGCGTATACTCCATCGAGGCCAACGCTGGGCGGATTCCCGAGCCCCCAGCGATCCTCTTGGAGGCAATCCACGGTCCCGTGCAAGTCGAATACCTCGGCCCCCTAGCGCAGGCCCAGACCCGCCTCACGACGATCCGCTCGATCCAGTCCTTCCTGCAAGTCGTCCAGCAGGTAGCGCAGTTCGATCAGACCATCACCCACGCGGTGAATGCGCCTGAGGTTCTGAGAATCGTCAGAGACGCGATGAACGCGCCTGTCGACATCGTCTACGACGCGAAGACCTATGCGGGCATTGTGGCGGCGGTCAACAAGCAAGCGCAGCAGATGCAGACCGCCGAGACGCTGCCGAAGTTGGCGAAGGCTGCGAGCGCGCTTGCGAAGCAGCCCGAAGCTGGAAGTATTCTCTCCAAGCTGATGGGCAACGACGAGGGATCAGATGCCGCAGGCCAGTGACGATCAAAAAGCTCAGATCCAAGCAGCCAAAGACATGCAGCAGATGTACAAAAATGTCTTCAGCTCCGCTGAGGGTAGAATTGTTTTAGGTGATATCTTGACGACAGCACACTTTGGTGATCCACTGAATCCATTGGACCCTGTCGCTGTGGCTGAACACAATGCAGCCGTTTTGATAGCCCGACTAGCAGGCGCGTTCGACGGCCTCTGGAATGATCTTGGAATGAAAACGAGGTAATATGCCGAATCCGAGTCCGACTTACGATAACGTTCAATGGCCTGGTGGTGATGGTCTTCGTGTTCCGCAGGAGCGTGGTGGCTTCAAGGCGTCGACGACCGAGACCCTTCCGTCTCTCCAGACTTACGGTGAGCTGGATCTCGGCGCGATTGGCGTGAGTCCTTACAATCTCAACGCTCAACAGGCGGGCGCGTCACTTATCACCGTAAACCCGACCGTGGCCTTGACGATCAACTTCCCGACATGCCAGCCGGGCCAGCAGACCATCGTTCAGAACACGAATGCCACCAACGCGGTCTCCGTGCGTGTCGCCGGAAACGGTGCGAACACGGCTACGGTTGCCGTCAGCTCGGTCGCCATCGTGGTGCAGACCGGAACAAACGGTGGAGTGGCTCTGGTCTCTGGGACCTAATCCTGGGGTAGGGTGAAGTTTTTGCAGCGAAGTTTCAACGGAGTGTGACATGCCTGAAGCAGTATTGGAAACGCCAGTAACGACAGAGACGACCGAATCGCTGGGATGGCGAGCCGGGTTGCCGGACGAACTCAAAAAGAACGAGACCTTCTCGAAGTTCAAGACCGTTGGCGAGTTTGCCAACGACTACCTTGCAACGGCGACCAAGGCCACCGAACTGGAGGGTAAGCTCGGCAACACGATTCCCAAACTGAAGGACGGTGCGACTCCTGAGGAGCGGGCGGGATACTACGAGGCTCTGGGCAGGCCGAAGGAAGCAAAAGAGTACGAATTCGAGGGCGAGAACGAGAACGCTACCGAGTGGACGAGCAACTGGAAGAAGGAATTTTACGACTTGGGTCTCACGAAGGACCAGGCCAAGCAACTGAGCGGCAAGTGGAATGGTGCCGTGCAGAAGATGGTCGAGGCGCATAACGCCGCGCTCAAGACGGAGATTGCTGCTTCGGAACAGAAGCTCAAAAGCGAGTGGGGCGACAAGTACGAAGCCAACGTGGAACTGGCAAAGCGGTTGTACAACAAGCATCTGGGCGCTGAATTCGACAAGGACTTCGATGCTGGAACGAGCACAAATCGTTTCAACATGGTTCGTTATCTGGTCAAGCTCGCCGCCTTGACGGGGGAAGATCGCACGCCGCAGGGTGGGCAGCAAGGCGCAGGTCAGAAGGGGATGCCATTTATCAACTTCGACAAGAGCCCGGCCCCTCCCAAGAGAAACTAGCAAAGGGGATACACAATGGCTGACGTAGGTCAACTTGGTTACTCAACTCTCGTAGATATTTTGGCGAATTACTCGTCCGCAGATGCGGGCGCGAAGCTGATTCTGCCGGCGCGCATCCTGGACCGCATGACACCGCTGGTCAAGATGCTTCCCATGAAGCCCAGCAACAACATCCTGTCGAACATCGCTGTTCGCACGGACTCGTTGCCCATCGCTTCCAATCGCCAGTTCAATGCTGGTATCTTGGCGACCGCTTCCAAGAACGCTCCGATCAGCGATCCGATTGCCCTCTTTGAGGACTATGCGGAAGTCGACAAGGCGCTCTGGGGCATCCAGAACGATCCGAACATGTGGCGCGCCGATCAGGTCGCTAACCATATCGAGGGCCTCTTCCAGCTCATGGAATCCACGTTGCTGTACGGCAACTTGGCGACCAACCCTGGCGGCTTCAACGGCCTGGCGACGCGGTTCAATAACCTCGAATCCTATCCGAACGGTGACGCGAGCGGTGTGTTCTTGCCGAACGTGTGGAACGGTGGATTCACGGGCGCTGGTGCTTGCACCTCTGCCTGGATGATCGAGTTCGGTGAAGATTCCGTTTACGGCATCTATCCCCCGAACACGGCTGCCGGTCTGGACATTCGGGATCTTGGTGAAGTCACCAAGGAGCGCCCGAGCGGTTCCGGCGCGGTCGGTGCGAACTACATGTACCAGGTGCTCCGCACCATGTTGCAGTGGTGGATGGGTGTCCAGATCGCGGACGAACGCTGCATCCAACGCATCGCCAACATCAACCCCATCGCCCTGTCCACGGGGAACTTCGACGAGAACATCTTCATCCAGGCGAAGAACAACCTGCCTCGCGTTGGAGAGTCCGGCACGACCGTCATCTTGGTCAACCGGCAGCTCAAGGCGCAGATCGACATCCGCGCTGTCTCGCAGAAGATCAACACCTACTTCACTCCGCCCTCGAACAACACGATGGATGTTTTCGGCAAGTCCGTCACTCAGTTCCAAGGCATTCCGATCTACGTCGCTGAGAAGATTCTCAGCACGGAGACCGTCGTAAGCTAGTACATCCCCGACCAGGAGGTCGACAATGCCTGTAACTGATATCGTTTCCTATCTACACGGGACGGGGACATCCGCTTACGGTCCTCTCACCAATAACGCTGGCGTATACGGAGATGCTTTCCTCGCCACGGGTTATTCCAACCTGGAACTCGACTTCGGTGCTCCCGCCACTGGCGCGGCGTATCCGTGGATAGCCGAGTTCCCGTCTCTCGCTGAGAAGGGTTACGCCTTCCCCCCTGAAGTTGTTGGTCAGGGCGGCGTGGACTTCGGGCTCCACTTCATCGTCGGCCAGGCGTTCAACAACCTGACCAACATCTCGTTCCAGGGTTGCACCTCAGCCACGACCGGCGCTCTCTTCTCGGCCGCTCCGAATCCGATTGCAGCTCGCACCCTAACCCTAGCCCAACTCCAGGTCGTGGGAGCCCACTATTACATTCCCCTTCAGGGCGTGTCGATTCTGGAGTTCCTCCGCTGGTATGGGCTCATCACCGGCACGGTGCCGACCACCGGGACGCTGATCTCGTGGTTCGGACCTCGCACTGGAGGCGAGCAGTAAAATGATCGTAAAGGCAAGATGCACTGCTGCTGCGTGGGACAGCCCTTCGGCTGTCTACTACGCTCCTGGTGGTGGCCCGTTGGAGGGCGGTCTCTATGAGATCGACTCCACCGGGCCACTAGCCCCTCTCAAGATCGGCAACCGGTACGTCTTCGAGTTCGACAGAAATGCGAACCCCGACGACAAGCCTCACGACTATTCCTGCAAGGAGGATGACTGCGGTGCGAAGTTCAAAACTCTGAACGAGTTGGGAACTCACACTCGGAAGTTCCACAAGGATAGTCCAGTGGTGGACAACGAGCCTGCTGTGATCGTCAAGGACGGTCGCGGTAAGGCGAAGAAGGGGTCCATCAAGTGCAAGGAGTGCGGGGAAGTTGTTCCTCACCTCTACGCCCTGAAGGTCCACAAGAAAGAAAAGCACGCCAAGGTCGAGGCCGAGCCCGTTCTCGCCTAGAGAGAGGGCCAAGTGAACTATAATCAAGTCCAGATCGTGAACCTGGCCCTCGGTCGCCTCGGCGCTCGCGCAATCACGGACATCAACGAGTCTTCACCTAACGCGGTGAAGGCTCTGACTGTCTGGGACCCAATATTTCAAGAGGTTCTTAGCGAGCGGGACTGGCGCTTCGCTAAGACTCGCACGCTGCTCCAACTCAGCCCCTGGCAGCCCCTCTACGGCTACAAGTGGGCCTGGGCGCTACCTGCGGACCTCCTGCGCTTCGTCAGGCCCTACAGGAAGCAGCACGAGGGCGGTGGGTACTACTGGGGAGTCGGTCCCGAGGGTGAAGGATGCTACTCCCGCCGCGACGCCCCCCTCTGGCCCTTCAACATGCCCTATGTGATTGAGACGATGCAGACCGGTGCAATCCCCACGCCGGTCAACGGAGCGCCTCCCGACCCCCTTCCGGCGTCCCCGAACGGACGCTACGTCCTGTGTGACTACAACGGCTGCTATGGGCCTGTCGCCATCACCTACATCCAGCTCATCTCCGACTACACCCAGCTCATGCCGGGTTTTGTGAATGCCCTGACCAATCGCCTAGCCCAGGAGCTTGCCATCCCCATCACCGAGGACAAGGCGAAGTTCCAAGCAGCGGCCGAATGGTATAAGGAAAGCCTCAACTCCTCCGAGGCTCAGAACGAGTGCCTGGATTACAGTGAGGATGAGGCGGGAACCGATTCTTGGCGGCGAGCAGGCCGCTACGCGTGGCGGTGGTAAATGGCTCCAAAGACCTATCCAGTAAAGTACGCGTTCAACGCGGGAGAAATCTCGGAGCTTTGTCAGTTCCGCGATGACGTTCAGAAGATTTCGAGCGCGTGCCTTCAACTGGAAAACCTCGTCCCCCTCGTTGAGGGAGGTGTCAAGAAGATGCCCGGCACCTACTTCGCCGGAGCGACCGCGCTAGGCGGGGCGATGTTCATCGGGTCGATTGACGGTACGACGCTCACTGTCACGGAAGTCATCTATGGCACCATCCGTATCGGGCAGACGGTCTCTGGCGTCGGCGTAGCTCCGGGTACGGTCATCACGGCCTACATCCCCACAGAGACTCCATTCTTCACCTTCTACACCGTGTCGGAAACTTCATCTGGAACCGGAACTGGCGATTGGCAATTTGTTGGGACGCAGTGGAGGACTCACTTTGAGCCAGTCACCACCACCCTCAGTCAACTTACCTTCACGAACCTCGGATTCTCCATCCCCGCGACCGCGACCATCCTCGGAGTTTCGGTAAGCGCGGAGCTTGTGTCTCAGTTCGCAACCACGAGTGTCCTATCCCAAGTGGCCTTGTGGTCGGCTGGAGCCCCTCTCGGAACAATCAAAGCCCCCAACACCCCGTTCACGACCTCAGTTCTGACCGAGGTCTACGGGAACTCTACCGACCTGTGGGGAGCTGCCCTGACTCCTGCAATCGTCAATGCAGCGGGTTTCGGTTTTGCGATGGCGGTCGCGACAGATACGTCACGCATTTTCATTGGCGAGCCCTTCAAGGTGACCATTGAGTACCAGATTGAGACGACGGTAGAGAGTGGATCTCCTGGCGGTGTAGGGCAGTACACGGTTAGTCAAACGCAGGAGATAACAAGCGAGTTGATGCAAACTGCGTCGAGCGGGAAGAGTCGCTTAGTGCCGTTCCAGTTCTCCACGATTCAAGGAGCCGTGCTCGAATTTTCCGCTGGCATCATACGGATATGGGAAGGAGCCTCTCAGGGTTCGTGGTCCCTCGGACTCGCTCTACAGACCCCTCCAGCGGGCTCTGATTACATGCCATCGGATGCCTACGCCGCTGGAGATCTAGCTCTTGTAGGATCGTACGCCGCTGCACTGAACTATACGTCTACAGGAGCAGGGTGGGTACCCGATTCTGCACTGGGGGTTCTCCACTTCGCTGCCCCATACCTGCAAAGTATTGCGGTGCCGGCGCCGATCACGATTACTACGAACGGGTCGGATACTTTGAGTGTCACGAAAACGGGGACTGCCCCAAATCAGGGGATCAATGTAGCCCTAGCGAATACCACTCCGTCACTGAACGCTGCCGCCTTGATTCAGGTGGCGATTCGCGCGCTCGGGTCAGTCAACACTCCTGGTAACAACTTTGTCGACCTCTCTCAGTGGGTGGTTGTGCCGAGTGCTTTCTATTACGCCACCCCGTGGATCGTGGCCCCAACAACTGCTCCAGGGAGCAGCATAAGTGTCGGCCTCACCGAATCTGTCGTCGTCCAGTGCGTGGCCCCAAACACGCAAGACGAGTTCCCTCTCTTTTATGACGGAACCTTCAACTCGACGTATTGGGTGGCCTACAACGCGACCGAGCAGCCCGCTATTGAGTTGGCTACGCCATATCTCGAAGGGGACCTGTTCGCTCTCGATTGCAGTACGCAGAGCGCAGATGTTTTGTGGATCTTCCACCCTAACTACCCTCCGGCCGTGATCGAGCGCCTGGGGCCTAATTCGTGGGTCTACAGCCTATCTCTTCCGGGGCAGCAGGCCGGAGAGCCTCCCTATAGAGGGACGCTCGATGTCGTGACGACTGGTTACAGCGCCCTCGGGCAAAACATTAGTCTCATTTCACAGGCGGCGACCTGCACCGTGGTTCTGACTACGAGTCCCAACAATCAGCCGTTCAATGTTGGCGACAGGATCTACATCAATGAAGGTGCGGGCATGGTCGAGCTGAACGAGGGGGAATTTCTCGTTCACACTATCGCTTATGGTGCGGTAACCATCCCCGTGATCGACTCCGCTGGAACCGCCTCCACAATCTCTGGGACGGGATGGTACATCACTCTTTCCGACCCGGATACGGGAGTTGTAATCAACTCCTCCAGCTATTTGCAGTACCAGGGAGGAGCCTTCGCTGTGAAGGTAGCTGCGATCTACGCGTCGTCAGGAGACTATCCGGCCTGCGGCACGCTCTACCAGGAGCGCCTTACCGTGGGCGGGTCCAACAATAACCCGACGCGCTTGAGCGGCAGCGTGGCGGATGACTACCCGAACTTTATTTGCGATCCCAACGAAGAGGACTACGCCTTCCAGTTCACGTTGGTATCCGACCAGGTCAACCAGCTTCTCAATATGATCGGAACCCCCAATGCATTGCTCGCGGGGACCTCTGGAGGCGTCTGGGTGATTGCACCAAGTAGCGGAACCTCTCTGAGTCAGACCAACGTCAACGCGGGCCAGCAGGGGTCGCTGGGGGTGGCTCCCTTGCAGCCGCAGGCGATCAACGGGTCGGCGATCTTCGTATCGCGCTCCGCACGGATCATCACCTTCCTCGAATACGACTTCGTGAGCAACGCTTGGAAGAATACGGATCTAACTCGCCTCAACCGGAACATCACGATCACGAACTCCTATGCCACTTCGGGCGTAGCGCAGACAGCTTTCCAGACCGAGCCCTATCCGATCTACTGGTGCGTTCGCAACGACGGGCAACTGATCGGTCTCGTGTTCAATACGCAGGATGAAATCTACGCGTGGTTCCGAGTGAACATGCAGGGTACTGGAACCATCGAGTCGATAGCCTGTATTAGCGGGCAAGACCAAGAGGACCAGCTCGCTATTGTCGTCAACCGAACGATCAACGGCGTGTCGCAGAGGTTCGTCGAATACTTCATGCAGCAGGAGTTGTTCCATCAGTTATCGAATGCGTTCTTCGTGAACTGCGGCCAGCAACTCAACGGCGGGTCGAGCGTGGAGATTCTTGGAATCAGCAACTCGAATCCTCCCGTAGTGATGGCTCCCGGTCACGGCTTTACGAATGGAATGCTCATCAATATCTCCGACGTGGTGGGCATGTCCTATACGGTAGGCGAGCCTCCGAACCAGCAGATAGTCTCGGAGATCAACATCGATCAGACTTCGGCGTATACGGTCATCAATGCGAGCGCGAACACTTTCGCCCTTCAAGGCATGGACTCGACCACTTTCGCCCCCTACATCAGTGGGGGAACGGCTAAGCAGGTGTTCAACCAAGTTACCGGCCTGAGCTATCTCCTCGGTCAAACAGTTGTTGCAGTGGGAGACGGGGCTCAGATCCTCCAGCCTACGGTGGTTACAGAAGATTCGATCACGCTGCCCTACTACTCAAACCTCATAACTATCGGTATTCCCTACGAGATCATCCTGCGCCCCACCAACCCCGTGCTCGCATCGCCTGACGCCACGACTCGCAGCATGAAGCAGAAGCTCAATCGCGCTACACTGTCTTTATACGAAGCGATGGGAGGACAGGTTGGAGTTGACCTACTGCACATGTACGACATTGAATACGGTCCAGGGTCGATGCTCCAGCAGCCAGAGATGACGACGGCTTCAGTAGTCATGGATCTCGATGCTGATTGGGAGGTTTCTTCCAAGCTTTACATCACGCAGAATGTGCCTTTCCCGTTCACTCTGCTGGGTTTGGTTTTGCGTATGAACGTCAATCAGGATTGAGGATAGAAGTATGTCAGGAATCTCTTCGGGAACTTCGATGTTGATAGCGGGAGGGGCGTCTAGCCTCACCTCGGCTGCCGGGAAGATTCTGGGTGGCCAGGAGCAGCAGAAGGCCGATGACTACAACGCTTCCGTTGCACTGACCAACATGCGAGCGCAGATGGTTACTAACCAAGAAAAGACCTCCGAGAGAACAGGGAAGCAGGCGAGTTCGTATGCAGCATCGGGTGTGGATATTGCTTCTGGGTCTCCTCTTCTTATCATGGCTGCAACAGCGGCGCGAGGATCGCAGCAGGGTGAAGAGATCGAGTCGGCCGGGACGGAGGAGGCGGCGATCCAGAAATACTATGGCAAGATCGCGGCATTCTCTGGAACCATGAGTGGCATCGGTGCATTCATGTCCGGGATGACTTCGACGTTCGCTTCTTCGCTCAAGCCTTCGGCCGATGCGGGCACCGCTCCATCTGTTCCTAACTCGATGTTCGATACGGTGAGCTAATGGCCCGGATACCTGGAGTGCCCACACTCGATCCCGTCGAGAAGCCGCGAGAAAACCCCCGAGAGATGGGGAAGGTAGGTGAGGCTATTGGAGACTTTGGCGACACCTCTCTCGCCATCGTCAATCACGTCCGGCAGGCGCAATCGCAAGTCGACACTCTTGCCGCACGCAACCAACTCAACCAGGTCCACACAGATATCCAGGACCAACTAGCGAAGACTCAGAACTCCCGCGATGTTGACGGAGTGATTCAGAGCGGCAAGGACAACCTTGCTCGCGTCGCCGATTCCTGGTCGAAGTCTCCTGCGGCTCTGGCAATTCAAATGGACGCGCAGTCCCTCAACCCGAGTCTCGACCACCTCAGTACAGTGAAGCAGATTGACCTGATGACCAAAGAGGGGAAGATACAGCTCACGCAGGCTGCGCAGACCTTCGCTCAGGAGTACGCGAAGTCGAGGGGTAACGCAGATGCGGCCGGGGAGCAGAACGCGCTCGCGGCCTACGAGCATTCCGTGAATAGCCTAGTAACAAGCGGACTCATGGGGGACGCCGAGGCGCAGGAATCGATTCGTTCATTCAAGGAGTCGGGGCAGGAGCTTCAGATCCGCAACGCAATCAGCAATGCGGAACCCAGCGCCAACATGAAGATTCACGAGGAGATGGCTAACCACCCAGAGATGTTTCCCGACGTGAAGCCCGAGGTGCTCGACACCTACAAGGGCCAGGCGCTATCCGCATTCGAGTCGCATACGAAATTCCAGGAGTGGAGCCAAGGGCAGGACGCGGTGAAGACGAAGCTGATCCCGCTCATCAACCTCAACACGAATCCTGCGGACGGAGTCTTCAACGAGGGATCGGCCATGAAGAATATCGCCGATGGGGTTTCTGATGGAAGTATCACTCCGTATCAGGAAAAGGTTTTGTCTGAAGCTGTTCACTCTCATGCCGCCGAACTCTCCGTCTCCTATAAGCAGGATGGAACGAAGCGTCTGGACGCGGTCGAGGACCTTCTAACCAAGCATCAATTCGGTGCGGCGAAGTTGCAGATGGAGCAAGACAAGGGATGGTTCGAGGAGCACGGCTTGGGAGCGGACCACGCCGCCGAGCTGCATTACATGTCGGCAATGGAGACTCAGGCTCGCGCCGAGGCCGCTACTGCCCGCACTGAGAATCGGTATGAGTACATGATGCAGAAGCAGATCGCGCAGGACAATAGCAACGACACGTTCAACAATGTGGCGCACCTCATGTCCGAAGGGGCATCCATCTCGAAGGCTCAAATCTACAACCTCGCCGAGGCTAACCCCGGCAAAGGCAAGCTGAGTGTGGCCGATGCTGACCGGGCGTGGAAGACGATGCAGGCCTATCAGAAAGAGCCGGACTTCAAGGCTGGCATTGACTACATCAACGGCGCATTTGCTCCTCCGAAGGGGTCGAGCAACGACACATATGCCGCGAGCGACAAGGCTAAGGCCGACACGCTCGCCCTCTTCCAGCAGCAGGTGAATGCCGACCCCAAGAAGAGTAAGCTCCAGATCGCGCAGGAGATCGTCAAGTCGAAGGGCGAGGAGCAGATCAAGGACCAGGCTAACAAGATGTTTGGCGGTGGGTCCAGCGGGTTCTCCTTGAAGGGGTTGTTCTCTCATGTCGGCTTATTCTCGCCCAGTTCCGAGGACAATCCTGCGCAGCCGTCCGCTCCCCCGCGCCCCGCCAATGTCCCGGAGGGCTATCACTACGATGAGAACGGCCCCAAAGGAAAGGGCTGGTATAAGTAATGCCCGTCAAGCAGGCCACCGCTCCGGCTCCTGACTTCATCCCGGCAGCCGAACCCGACTTCATTCCCGCCGAGGCTCCTCAGCAGCCCCAGGCAAAACAGCCGCAGGCTCCTCCCCCGGTAGATCCCGGCCTCGCCTCTGACATGTTCAAGGCTGGCATCAATGCAAAGATGCTGGACATCTCCCCCGGAACGGCACTCCAGAATGCTGATGTCGTCGACCAGACTCTCCGCGAGCACGCTGGAGATTACGACCAGCCTCTCGACCCGACGATCATGAACGACGTCAAGGTCGGCTTCCAAGGAACAATTTTCGGGCTCAAGCACCGCGAGAAGATGCCGGACGAGGTTCGCAACGCTGGTAAGGTGGACGAATTCGTTCAAGGATTGGCTACGATGGTCGGAGACGCTCCCTTCATGATCGCTGGAGGGGTCGCAGGGGCCGGTGCCGGAGCCGTGGCTGGCTCGGAGGCTCCAGTGCTAGGTAATGTCACCCTGGGGGCCGTGGGAGCCGGCGCCGGGGCGTTTGCGCTGCCTGCGGCTATCCGTGAGCAGCTCGTGCTCGGAATCCAGCAGGGCGAGGTCAAAGGCTTCAAAGATTTGATGACCCGCGCAGCCAAAACCGTCTGGGCTGGAGCGAAGGGGGCTATCACAGGAGCCGCTACTGAAGCTGCTGGAGGGTTACCCGTGGGGGTGCTCGCCAAAAGTCCTCTGACGGCCGTAGCCGCAAAGGCTCTTTACCAGTCGACAGCTATCACGACGGTAGGTTCCCTGCTCGACGGGAAGGTTCCGAATGCTGACGACTTCGCAAAGAACGCCGCGATGATCGTCCCACTGAATCTCGTCACTCACGGCATGGCCCTGCGCGGGTCCACCGCGAAGCAGGCCGTCATGGATACCTATATGAAGGACGGCACCACGCCGCAGGAGACGGCCACCAAACTCACTGCGCAGCCTCCAGTGAAGCTGGATGCCCCTCCAGGGCTAGTACCCGCGATCAAGCTCGGAGATCAGCACTTGGAGGCGAATGATGGAGAGAATCACTCGGAGTTCTCGGCGCGAGTCCTCGGCCAGAAGCCGGTCGGGATGGATGACCTGGAAGCAGATCCTAAGCTCGCCGACAAAGTTCTCCAGCAGCCTGCGATCCACGATCAGGAAGTCATCGACAAGGCGTGGCAACTCAAGAAGGAAGCATTAGAGCGCGGCGACCCTCACGAGTTCGCTGAGGGCGATGCGAGTGCGGAGTTGGGGCAGCCCGATAACATAGCTGCTCTCTACAATCGCGGCGAGATGAAGAGTGGTCGCGGCTTCTCCACTCCTGACGGAAAGTTCCTCACCCGCGATCAGGCTGCGGCGTGGACGAAGGAGAATGAGCCCGAGGTTCACGACTTCTGGAAGAACTACACCCAGAAGGGCAACGGGTTCCACTCTGAGGACTACCAGGAAGCCCGGAGCCGGATTCAGGCGATGAACGTTGCCGAGGGAGAGCCGGACTATAAGGACATGGGGCCGGAGCTTGCGAAGTCTCTCGCTGGCGCCCGCGAGTATCTCAACAGCATCCAGGCCTCCGATAAGGTCACTGGCTTCGGCAAGTCGCTCCTGCGCACGCTGTGGGTAGGTCCTCGCAACATGCTTCGCGCTGAAGGCGAGCAGCTCGTTTCCGGTCTCAAGAAGATGGTCCCCGACACGGTCGACCAGGAAGCGATCAGCTTCATGCGCGACTACAGCGACAACCCCGAGGAGCTTCGTACTGGGATCGACGTAGTGGAGGCAGGAAGCAACGAGAAGCTGAAGGCGTTCATCCCCGCGATGAAGCGGGCTCTTGAACCCTCGCCAGAGATGAAAGAGGCGAGCGACAAGCTCACCGAGTATTTCAAGAAGGCCCTCAGTCGGTCGCAGCAGTTGGGGATCTTCAGTAGCCAGATCGACCCGGAGCGCTACAGTCCACGCATGTTCCAGAAGGCTCTCGACGATGAGGAGAATCCCACGGGCATCCGGCGCTCCTCCAAGTTCACGCAGAAGACTCCGAACTCCATTGAGAGAAAGTACGGGCACATCCTCGACGCCGTGGAGTCAGGAGAGACGGAAGCGCAGACCTTCAACGCGTTCCACGAGACCTCGATCTACTCTGACCGGCACGCTACTGCTGTCGCCACCAAACTGTTCCTCACACAGTTGAAGAACTCTGAGGTAGGAAAGTTTGGGACCAACTCGGAGCATCCGAAGGGCTGGGTGCAACTCTCCCCCGGCAAGCGGGCTCTTGAGCAGACGCGGGCATTCGTAGACCCTGACGGGGAGGCTAAGATTGTGTCGAAGTCCTTCTACGTTCCGAAGGCGATTGCGGACGCGATGAAGCCCATCCTCGAAGACAGCGGCACTTCCCAGATTGGCAAGGCCCTCCACCTTCAGTCAGTCACGAAGGGATTGGAACTTGGTCTATCCGTGTTCCACATGAAGGCCATGACGGTCACCGCCATGAACAACATGAAGATGACCGACTTCGTGAAAGCGATGCACTCAGACAATAGCTCTCCCGAATTCGAGGAGCAGGAAAGAACGGGTGCGCTTTATGGTTTGGAGACCACTAAGACTGGCCCGGTATACGAGGCTTACAAGGGTCTACAGGAAGGCGCGAAGGCGACGGGACTTGGCCGGTTGGCTGAAGCCCCTGTGGTCAAGCAAGTGGATGCGTTTGCGAAAAAGATAACGGACGAGACCTTCAACGTCATCCAGCGCAAATTCAAAGTGCAGGACTTCGCGTTGAAGAAGGCTGCGTGGGAGGCCAGGAATCCCGATGCCACTCCTGCTGAGCACGGCGAGGCGATGCGCGGCTACGCGAAGGAAGTCAACGCGGCCTACGGTGGGTTGAATTGGGAGGTTATGGGTGTCAGTAAGGGCTTGCAGGACGTGTCCCGACTCTTCCTTCTCGCTCCCGACTGGACCTTCTCGAATGTCGCCAATCTGAAGTACGCGGGCGAGGGTGGGGCCGCTGGTCAAGCCGCTCGCGCTTTCTGGACGAAGTCATTCATTACCGGCTTCGGTATGAGTGCAGCAGCGAGCATTTCTGTCGCGGCGGCTGGAGGCAGCAATACTAAGGACGCCTTCTCCGAGTGGGCCAAGCAGCCAGAGAATGTCTACCTCGGGGTCGACAAAGATGGCAAGAAGATGTACACGAGTCTCTTCTTTGCTGGTGCTCCAAAGGATGCCATCCATCTAGCTAACCGGGTGATGAAGGAACACTCCGCGCTGATCGGGCTCTCTGAAGTCATCGCCGGAAAGTCTGGACCCGGACTTGGGGCGCTCTTCGGCCTGGCTAGCAATAAGGACTACGCGGGCAAGCCCATCGCGGACAAGAAGGAAGGATGGATGCGTGACGTGGATGCTGCGAAGTTCCTCGGTGAGAAGGCCCTGCCGATTTCTGGCGTAAGTACCGCGCAGACCATCGCCAAGGCTCTCATGGACCCCACGCATGAGTATTCCTACAAGGACATCCTTGAGCTTGCTGCAGATGCCGCCGGCTCGCCCATTTACCATGAGGGTGGGGGATCGAACGCTAAGGCTGGTCGCACCGAGGGCCGTAGTAAACCGCGCTACAGTGCGTTGAGGAAGTAATGAGACGAGCCTTTGACAACGGTACTAAGCCTGCGGGGTATCACACGTCGTGGACGTATACGTGGAACTGCATCTGCAAGCAGTTAGGAATTGAGGAATTTTGAGCGACTACAAATCCAAGTCGGTGGCGGTTGTCGATAATGGCCTATATAGTGAATTGGCTCTGAAATTATCTAAAACTTTTGGAAAAGTCTGGTACTCGTGCCCGTGGATTGACGACTTCCCGAACTCCTACCGCGTGAAGTTGGGCGAGGGGTTCACCGAGTTCGAGCGCGTGGATGACGTTCTTGAAGTCGTCGACGATGTGGACCTCTTCGTGTTCCCTGACTCCAACCAAGGCATCCTACAGACGCATTTGGCAGACCTTGGCAAGCGCGTGTGGGGTTCGCGGCTCGGTGACGAGCTTGAGCTATACCGCGAAGATTCCAGGGCCTTCTACGATAGCCTCGGCATTCTCCAGCCGCCCTATGAGGTGGTGAAGGGAATGAAGAACCTGCGTGCCTACATCAAGGGGCGAGGCAATGATAAGCTCTGGGTAAAGATTAGCTTCACGCGCGGCGACACGGAGACGTTCTCGGTCGAGGGATACGAACTGAGCAAGAATCACTTGGATGCTCTGGAGGCCAAACTTGGACCAATGGCCGAGTTCCGATCTTTTGTTGTTGAGGAGCATCTTCCTGGGACTTACGATCTCGCTATTGATACTTTTTGTATCGACGGCAAGTTCCCTAAGAAGGGGCTTCTCGGCAATGAGCAGAAGGACCAGGGGTATATCGGAGTCGTCAAGGAGTGGGGCGAGCAGCCGAAGACAATCGCCGAGAACTACGAGAAGATGAGTCCGGCCCTGAAGGGGTACGGGTATCGCAACTTCTTCGCGGTTGAGCACCGCATCGGTCCCGATAAGCAATACTTCTCCGATCCCGCCATGCGCGTAGGGTCTCCCATCTTCGAGTTAGAGCTTGAGATGATGGCAAACCTTCCCGATATCCTCTGGGAAGGCGCGGACGGCAAGTTGGTTGAGCCAGAGTACAAGGGCAAATTCGGCTACGAGATTCTCGTTCAGAGTAGTTGGGTAGCGACACACCCACTCCTCGTCGAGTTCCCCGAGAAGTATAAAGACAAGATCAAATTCCGCTACGCCTCCCGCTTCCCTGATGGATTGTGGATCTTGCCACAGAAGCAGACGCCGGTCCCGGATGGAGGTGCGGTAGCCTTCGGAGCCATTGTCACCTACGGGGAAAGCATCGACGATTGTGTTGAGGAAGCGGCTGAGATCGCGGCCGAGATCAAGGGCGAAAAGGTTGAATCCTTCACGGGGTCGGCGTCAGCCCTGAAAGAAAACTTGGAGCAGATGGCCGAGTGGGGGATAGAATTCAAGTGAGGGTAATCACATGCCACTTTTGACGGTAACGCTTGGTGCGGGAGCAACTCAATTTACGAATCAACCCCTGCGGGGTATGGCGGTGAAAGCGTGGCAGGGAGCCAGCGCCTCGTTCGTAGGCGACTCCCCTACCGTTACGACATCGACCGGCATCCCGGTCACGAACGCATCCGCGACCGTCGCCCCGCTGAACCTTGGTCCTTTCACCAGCGGAGCGCTTAACTTGAACCAGTGGTACGCAATCGGGACGCCTGGCGATGTTGTCCACATTCAGTACACTCCCGAAGAGTAAGGGGTAACGATGAAGCGCATTCTTGTCTTTCTCTTCGCTTTGCTGTGTCCGCTGGTGGGGCACGCTACGGTCACGACACTATACAACAGCGCCTCGTTCGCTTGCACCGGAAGCACTGGACCTTATCCATTCACCTTCCCGATCAGCGACCCTACGGCGATGACTGTATTTCAGAACGGAGTGACCGTACCCTCCACGTCTTACACCATCATCCCCGTGAACAACGCCTACAAGAATGGCGGCAGCGTAACCCTAGCGGTCGCCTGCCCCTCAGGTGGAACCCTTCTACTTCTTCAGCGCAAGACTCCCCTCACGCAGACTCAGGTATTCACGAATAACATGCCGATCCCGATGACGGCTATCGAGAATGGTCTCGACAAGCTCACTGAGATCGCGCAGGACCAGCAGGCAATTCTGGATCTTGGAATCGTCCAAAGCGTAACCCCCGGAACGAACATCTCTTGCACGCCTTTCGTAGGTGGCAAGTGTACCGGGGCGATCACGATCAATGGGGCATCCAGCGGCACTGGCATCCCCTATCCGGGAGCCGGGATAGCTAACAGCTCCGGCAGTGCGTGGAACACGAGCTACAGCAACACGAACCCCATCCCTGCAAGCTTCTTGTCGGCAATCCTCCCCTCCCAGGTTCAGCCTAGCTCGACCAATGGACAGATTCTCACTACGCAGGGCGGTGTGGCCTCATGGCAGCCTCCTAGCGGAGCAACGTCTCCTGGTGGCTCTGTCGCTTATGTGCAACTCACCACTCTCGGCGCTTATACCTCCTGCCCCACGCTGACCTTCTCTGGCGGCGGCAGCCCTTCTGTGGCTGCTGTTGGAACCATCGTATGCGATGGTAGCGGTAACCCCCTCTATGCGCTTCTGACGAATGCTGGGTATGGGTACACCAGCACTCCGACCGTGGCTGTTACTGGCGGAGCGGGTGGAGGCGGGACGGCTGTTGCTGAGATGGGATCATTCGTCATCGCCCTCAATACTCCGGTAGCCTCCTCTGGAGCGGCTACTCCCAGCTTGAGCAATGGTATCTTGACGATTCCCTATTGGCCTTCTAGTGGTGGCGGTAGTGGATGCGCTATAGGTACCTGCGTAGTGAATGCAGGTACGGCAAATCAGTATGTTGTTCAATCGTCGGGAACGTCCTACGGATTCAGCGAAACGAGCACCTACAACGGCACGCAAAACTTCGACGGCTCATACTTCTCATCTACGGCTCCCGGATGGAACAATGGGACGCCCTACAACGGAAACACCGATTGGGCCGGAGAGTCGTTCCGCTCCGCTGCTCCGGGCTTTATGTCAGCGACTGCTGGCATTACGCAATATGAACGCTGCCTCCTGACCCACGCCGCAGAAGGTGATACGCAGTGCGCCTATGACTACTTCTACATCTTCGGCAACGTGGTCAACCCAAATGACGAGGGTGGAACCTACCGCGCGGCTCACGTCTATCAAATAGGTAACTACTATGGTCCAGTTGTTTCGGCGACGGCGGGGAGCAACGGCACGACTCTTCTGGTCGTAACTGGTCCGTCATGTTTTGGAGCCTGCTCGGAACACGCCTACAACGCCAGTCAGTTTGCAGTCGGCGGAATCACAGTAAATCAGACTTCAGGTGTTACGGGTCCGTACACGGTAAGCAATTGGACCCCTAACGTAGACGGCGCTCAGGAGTACGCCCTCAGCTCGGGAACCGTGACTCCTTCTACCGCTATCGGAACGATCTCGGGAACCTGCACAACTAGCGTGCAGGGTAAATTCGGAGTCTACGGAACGCAGACTTGCACAGTGAGTGTGATCCTGGGCTCCTTCGTCTCGGGGACTAATGTATTCCATGTCGGAGCGAAAGAGGAGGAAGATACTGGAGTTACAGTGACGGGAAGCGGATCGACTCAGACCGTCACGATGCAGTCGATGTATCCATTTGCGGCTGGCGACTTCCTCGGGCAAGGCGGTCCAGCAGGCAATGCTCTTGGCCCTAACACGGGCACCGTAACTACGGTCGATCTCATCGCGGGGGCCCTCGATTCAACTCACATTCTGTTCGGTCATTGTGCGGCTGGGAGTGGGTGTGCCGGTGGCGGCAATGTGGTCAAGCCAAATACTGCGACCACTAGCGCGAACTTATCCCGCAATAGTGGCACCGGCCTCGTCACGGCTACCCCCAACCCCTACAATTTTGGTTCCTTCACCTACCTCCCGGTTGGATCGACAATCGTCATCACGGGGGCGGTTCCTTCCGACCTAAATGGAACGTTCACAATTGCCTCCAATACTGGAGACCTCTACAACTCTTCAATAACTTGGGTCCAGTCCGGTTCTACTGAGACCAGCACGACGGCTGGCACGATGTCGTTCCCGCTGCCTACGATCAATATCTATCCGGCTGCGATGAACTGCGGTACAAACAACGCTACTCAAGGCGACATCCAACTCTGCACAAACCACGCGACCTGGAACGTTGCCGATGTTGCGGTCGGCGCAGAGTCAAACGAGGTTGAGCTATCAGCCTACAACATCTACATGGGTCAGAGTTCGGGATTCAACGCGAGCATTCCGTCTGCGGGCATAACCCTGTTCAACCAGGGCGCTCAGGGAGTTGGGTGGATGTACGGATGCTATAACCAAACGGCCACCGACTCAGAGTGCGTCAACATCGACGGAAACTACTCCAACGACATCTGGATTGATCGCGACCCCGTGAACAACGGAGCACTCATCCTAGACGAGAACAATACTCATTCCACAAAGCCTCTCTTCTTGATACTTCGCGGGAACTCAAATATCCAGATTTTGATGACGCCGAGCACAGACACCTATACGTTCGGTCCCCAAGGCGCTGGCGGCTTGGTGGCTTCCTCCCTTGCGCTTCCTACTGGAGGCTCTCCGACGGTTTGCTTCCACACAGACGGATCGAACGGAGCCTGCGGCAGTGGAGGCTCGGTAAGCTCTGTCGCGAACAGCGACGGCACTCTGACCATCACGCCAACCACTGGATCGGTCATAGCCTCACTTGCACTGGGACACTCGAATACCTGGACGGCACCGCAAACTTTTGCTGGGCCGGTGACGGTTACAGGAGCAAGCCAGGGTCTAGTCTTCGCGGCCGGAACGGCTACTACTGGTACCGCTGGCTCGGTCGTCTACAGTGTTGACTCTACGCATGGGTACGCAGAGGTAAACGAAAACAACACCGGGCTTGCCCGAGTTTGCACATCCACGAACAGTATTTGCTCGACAGGTGGAACCGGCCTTTCGGGCATGACTGCGGGTCAAGTGCCTATTGCCGCGACAGCATCAACGGTCACCAGTTCTGTAGCTCCTTCGATCATCATCAACACGATCACTTGCCCACTTGGCGCGGCCGGTTGCACGGTGACTCTTCCTCCTCCGGTCAACTACATCTTTTACCCTGCCGCAACCTCTGACGGTGGATCGTCCTTCGCCTCGGGTTGCACGCGATACTCCAGCAACCAGCCGCAAGCAGGATCGGTCAATTCCGCCGCGTCAGCTCTTGGGTATATGACCTTCCAAGCTGCTCCATCCTCGCTTCAATACTGCGAGTTCACTCGTACCGAGCCGTCTTACTGGACTGGAACGTCGATGAGCTTCGACTTCTTTAGCTCTGCTACTACAGGGACGGTCATTTGGGAAGTCCAGACGGTGTGCGTGATTTCTGGTACGACGGTCCTTTCATCCTCCTATAGCCCCACGTTTGGGACGGCTTCGACCGTGACTACGACGGTGAGTGGAACCGCAAATACGCTTGGCACGACTACGACGCTGGCGAACGTGGCGCAACCGGGAGTCGGCAACTGCCCAGCGAGTCCGACAACCCCAACGCAAGTTACCTATCGTGTCTTCCGTTCGGCTTCAGACACCGCCGCCGCGAACGCGAACCTGCTCGGCCTGAACCTTGGCGTTGGAAGGAGTCAGTAATGTTTCGCAAGTTACTGCCATTCCTTCTTTGTGCTTCGGCTCTGGGTCAGGCGACCAATCCGCAGAATACCTATGTCTCGTCGGTGCTGGTCAACTCCCCATCGCTCTACCTGAACTACAACGACGCGACTTCGGCGTTCAGAGACCAAATTTCTGGATCGAACTTTAGTGGTGTGGCGTCTCTTCCAACGCCTTATGGCACTTTCCCCACAACGACAAACGCATACGGGCCGGGCCAAGTATTTCTTACTGGGTTTATCCTCCCAACTGGAAGTGTTACCTCTATTGAAATCAAATATGCGGCTGCTCCTACCTCTGGATGGACATTGACTTGCGGGGTGTTCACCAATACCAGCGGGTCAAATTGGACTGCCGGTGCGAGCGTAGTTCTAACATCCAATGGATCGATTGACCAAAAATTCAACGCTCCCACCAATTTTACGGCGTTCGCTTCGACGTCAGGGCAGATGCTGGGATGCTGGGCTCCAGCAGCATACTCTGAACCGTTCAACGGAGCAATTACAGGGAACACGGGCTACTACTTGCCCGCCGCGCAAAGTTCTTTTCCTGTAGGATCATTTTCTTATACGGCAGTAGCGGGTGGCGGCTATGCTGTCATTACTACCGTGTCTGTCCCCTACACCTCTGGTACTGTCACGACACAGCAGCCTGGATTCGACAATACGAACAACACGAACTATTCGGCTGAATACCCATACAACGGATTCTCTGTAGCCCCAAACAACACGCTCGGCGCGTTCGACTGGTCAAGTCCAGAGACTCTGATGATTCACGTCGATAGGCTGAACTGGACTCGATCTGGAACGCTGGTCCTAGCCAGCAAAGGCGATACGTCGCAGTCTACGAATTTCTGGAGGCTTTACCTTCAGATGTCTGGACAAGATAGCCAACTGTGTTTCGAGTCGTTCGGGATTGGCCCCGGTGCCGTCTCTGGTGCGCCTGCAAATGCGGACAATGTGAACTGCACGGTAGCCGCTGTTGACGTGATGCCGAACGGGTTCAACTACAACATCATGGTGCAGCTCGGAGGCAACGGCTCCGTCTATTCGAACAGCATCTACATCAACGGGCTAGCTCAATCTCTAACCAATTCTCAGGTTGGCAGCAAGGGCTTTGGGTATGTGACCGTGGCGCTTTCGGGCAGCGGTACGGGATACGCGAGCAACACCTACTTCTCGAACAACGGCACGGGCGGGTCAAACTGCAACGTATTCGGTGTTATGAACGCGACCGGAGGGGTGCCGGCGCTCTCTAATCCGTTCAACACTACTCCGGCTCCGAATGGGACCTATCCGATTGACTACGGCTGCACCTCTACCCCGACGCTGACCTTCTCGTTTTCGCAGACAGCCTCCATGTCTTTTGGAGGTGCTTCCAACGTTCCGACACTGACCTCGTCCACCACGGCAACTTCAGTGAACAACGGGGTCGGCAGCGGAGTGCCAGCAGGAAGCTTACTTGTCGTGCAGGGTCTTCCCCCGAGCACGACAGCAGTCACCGATTCGGGTGGGGCAACGTGCTCTCTTGCGTCTGGCGCGTCGGGCGGCGATTCGCTGGTGTATACCTGTCCAAACGTAACCTCGGGCAGCCACACGATCACGGCGACCTTCACTTCTGGTTCCACGTACACGTCAATCAACTCGGTTGACGTTATAGGGGCAGCCACGACTTCGCCGGTCGATACTACCGTTTACGCCACTGGAACGGGAACAGCCATATCGGTGGGCCCAATCACCACTACGGGGACCGGTGAATTTTTGGTCGGCTTCGCGGGCAACAGCAATATAGCCTCCAACGGTTGGACGGCTGGCGGAACGTCGCCTTGGCCTGGTAAGGGCGGAAATTCATATACGTATTCCTACCTGTCAGCCCCGACAGCCGGTGCGCAGCCGACGTGGGCCGTGACGGCGACAACCTCTAATCCGTGGTACGCCACCATCGTTGCCATTAAGCCACTAGTCACGACGTATTCAGCGACGGGAACCGGTGCCACAGTGGTCGCTACGATGTCGGGGGCATCGATGAACTCAGCGGCTAGCCCAATCATGGCTCCCGGATACATCAACACCAATGTTGCGTACGGAGTGGCTGGCTCTGCGTCAACGCAAACTCCCACTTACGTGGACGAGTTCGCGGAGTTTCCTTCGACGCTATCGCTAAGCGCTCTCGGAAATATCTTTTATCAAACCAAGTTCTATCAGGGCTTGAACGACCTCGCTTCAGTGGGCAATCCAGTCAAGGTTATTTTCGACGATGACGGATGCAACGACTTAGACAATCTGTGGGCGTTGCAGGCGGCTATCTCAGAGCAAAATTTGGGATACATTCGCTTGGTTGGAGTAGTTGAAACGAATCTCAACTACAACGACGTTGCGATATTCCGGCAGATGCTCGATCAGGCTGGCCTCGCCAGCGTTCCAGTTGGAGTCGTGGGGACTCTTGCGTCGGGTGCTGGTGGAGCTGCTTGTCCTACGGGAAACATCAACATATTCAACTCTTCAACCCTGGCCGTCGTCGCGGCAGAACCGGGCAATGGCATTCTATCCGCAGCGACCGTCTATCGTTTGGCGATGGCTGGTTCCCCCACGAAGCCAGTCATCATCTTTAGTGCAGGCTCCACGGTCGGCATTCAGCAGTTCATGCAAAGCGCGGCAGACAGCATCTCCCCTCTGACCGGGCAGCAACTGTGGAACCTGGACGTTACGAACGGCGGCGCGGTTTACATGCAAGGCGGCGGCGGAAGCTTTCCTTCGCTGCCGAACACGGCTGGCTTCTCTGGGGGTATCGGAAGCAACTGGGGCTTGAACTACACGGCCAGTCAGTATATCCTCACCAACCAAAACTCCATGCCACTCTACTGGTATGGAGGAACTCCGCAAAGCTCCGGCCCGGACCCTGAATACACCAGAATCGGCACTGATCCAATGTGGCTGGCCTGCTCCAACTCTGCCTGGACATCCTGCGTTCGCTCGGCATGGGACTCGTTGCCAATGGCGAATCTCATCAGCAGCTACTTCGCTCAGGGCGTGACGATTGGCGTGACTGGCGGCACCGGATATGCGAACAGTACAGTGTTCAATCTTTCTGGAGGTGGATCGACCTGCTCTGGCTCCGGAATTATGACCGCGAGCAGCGGAGTGCCTAACGGGTTCACTACCGCTTCCGGGGTGAACATCAACGTTGAAGGAGCCTATGCGGCGCTTGGCGCGGGTAAGGGCTGCACAAGCGCTCCTACCGTCACCTTGGTAGCCCCCACAGGAACCGGGGCGACCTTTACGACCTACCTTACCTCGCTTTGTGGAACAGACGTGATTAGCGGCGGCTCGGATTCTTTTACCACCGGAACGTGCTCCAACCAGTACATCGTGTTTCAAAATCAGTATGCGGGCGGCTCGGGAATTTCTCCGATCTTCACTCAGTTTATGGATAGCTTGATCGATGCCCCGCCCAACGGCTCGCCGAGGATCGTACCGCAGTGAGAAACCTGCTCATCCTCGCGCTTCTACTGTGCTCCGTTCCCGCGTGGGCCACAACCTGGTTTGTGCGCCAAGCGGGAGGGACTCGCTACGACGCAACGCACACCTCAGGGCAGTGCTCGGGTCTTGCGGATGCCGACTACCCCGGTACCGGCACAAATCAAGCGTGCGCTTTCTCAAGCGTGCAATACCTCTACAGCGACGGCACATATGGAGTGGCGGCGTGGGTAGGAACGGGCGGAGATACCTACGTTATTCGTGGGTGCGCAGCGTTCTCAGGCGAGTCCAACCCGTCTCCTCCGAACTGCCGAGTAGGTTGGGTGACCAACACCGGCTCTGGAGGTTTGTGCGCCGGCATCACGGCCTACTATGGATGCTCAATCCCGCCTCCACCCAGCGGGACATCCGGCAATCCAACGAAGATCCTCGGTGGCTGCGCCTACGGAACGTATACCTGCACGCCGGTAACGAGCTATCCCTACGCGAGCAACAACCTCACGCAAATCTTCGGAGGCATGAACGTCGGTGCTGTGCTGTGGCTCTACGGCTCGCAGTACGTGACCATCGAAGGTATAGAGATTACGACGCACAACGGGGCGTGCAGTCCAACTGGCTCACCAGCCTACCCTGCCGCGTGCAGCAACTCTTCTCCAGTCAGCGACTATGCAAAGTACGGCATTCTGACCAACAACCAAACCTCAAACATCGTCCTCCAGGATGTCTACATTCATGGCATGGCGGTGGAAGGGATCGGCGGCCCAATCGGCGGCCCATTCACTTTGACGCGGGTCTCCAACGACTTCAACGCCTTTGCTGGGTGGAACTTCGACGACACGAACTCCTACTTCGGCAACGTCACTTCGTACTCCATCACCAGCAACGTCATCACACTTCAGTACACGAACGGCGAGGGTTTCTCGCTGACGGCTGGTCAGCTAATCAACCTCTCGGGATTCGGAACCTCGACGTTCCTGAACGGCCAAGCAATCACTCTGACCTCAGCGACCTCTTCTCAGATGGTGGCAAGCTTTACCCACGCGAACACCTCGGCGACGGAGAGTGGGAGCTATGCGAATGGCCCAACGCCCGACGCTTCCGGTTCGACAATCACCCAGAGCTACATGACGATGGTTGGGAATGGATGCTTAGAGCAGTATCCCATCTCAAATACCGCGTTTCCCGCGAAGGCTTGCTGGGATAGCAACAGCGCCGGATTCGGCGACTCATGGTCGGGTCAGAACAGCGAACTGGACACTTTCACCTGTGACCATTGCGCGGTCTACTACAACGTGAAGGACGCAGCGATGGGTCCGCACACGCTCATTAAGAACCTCAGCGTGACAAACTCCATCTTCTACGGGAATATGGGGCAGCAGGGGAAGTGGGGCACGACAGCGAGCAATACCACCCTCTTCCAGAACAACCTCTACGTGGGCGACTGCCAGCGGATGTCTACGGCTTTACCGGGGGCTGCGCAGAACTTCAATCAGACGACAGGGCTGGGCGGCTCGTACCTAACCAATTACTGCCGCGCAGCTGGCGACCTGTTCGACTACTTCTCGGACATCAACTCCACAGTCAACTTCAATGGCAATACTTTCATAGGCTACAACGCGACGATCTTGAATCTTGGCTTCGCGACAGTAGGCCAGGGTGCGACCTCTCCCTACAACTTCACGGACAATTCATTTCTCGGCTATTCGACCACCACGGGCAACTACCCGAACACAGGCCAGGCGCCAGGTCTGTTTTACAAGTCGGAGTCCTCTGTCACCCTCGTCTCCTCGTACAACGCTGAATATGGAACCCGGAACGACAATTGCGACGGCACCTTTACGGGAACGCATATTGTCTGCACCGACCCCGCTTTCGTCAGCGAGCCAGCGCAGGGTGCCTATCCCCCGGATTCAGTGTTCGACAGCTTCAACTTTCACCCAACCTCCGGAAGCCCCTTGCGCGCGGCGGGCACGACGATCTCAGGCATGACGACCGATTACTACGGGGTTACGCGCCCTAGCCCTCCAGGAATAGGCGGAGTTGAGTATTCCATCGCGACGTCAGCTAGTTTTTCAGGGGGATACATCTCTGGAGGTGTCGTTTATTAGAGGACCTGTTCATGGTGGGGTAATCTGTTGAAGGGGATATTTGGACGGCTGTCTAACCTATAGGGGGTTTCGCGTGAATACATGGGCTGTTTGGGTTCCTTCGATCATCACTCTCGTCTCCGTGATCTATGCGGCGGGAGCTATCGTTGGAAGAATCAAGGATCAGGAAGCTACCATTTCAGCCCACAACGACTGGCTCAAAAGTCACGACGTTAGGTTAGGGGTCAACGAAATCGCCATCGCCAAAGGCGAGGCGTGGCGTGCTGGGTACGATGCGGGCAAGTCTTCGCACGGGAGGGCCTAGTGGACCTCGGACCCAAAGGCCTAGCCCTCATCAAGAGCTTCGAGAAATGCGTCCTGACGGCCTACAGGGACGGGGCCGGCATTCTTACCATAGGTTGGGGTCACCGAGGACCCGAAGTTGTCCCTGGGCTCACCTGGACGCAGCAGCAGGCCGACCAGCAGCTCATCAAGGACACCTCTTGGGCTCAATCGGTCGTCAATGCGATCACGGAGCCGATCAACCAGAATCAGAACGACGCCCTGGTCTCGTTCGTAGTCAATGTCGGCTCCGGGAACTTCATCTCCTCCCACCTTCGGCTCTACGTGAACGAGGGAGAGTTCGGCCAAGCCGCCCAGCAGTTCCTTCGCTGGGTACACGACGCAAATGGTAATGTAGAGCAAGGCCTGGTGACGCGCCGAGAGGCTGAGATGGCATTATTCGAGGAGGCAGCATGAAGGACTTGAGTAATTCGGGATGGGCTGGAATCTTTATCTTTATGGCTGTAGTTTTGGCCGGGGTCGCGCTTTTCTCCAAAAGCTCGAATGCGACCGAGGTCCTCACCATCGCGTCGTCGATCATCACCGGGGCCTTCGGCTACATCCAGGGCGTGAACTCGAACAAGAACAATGTCCAGATCCCGCTCAACCCGGACTCACCGAGCCCGAACGTCAGCGTGAACAGCCCAAAAGCGTAAGCGTACCAAAGGAGCCCCATGAAGAAGTTTCTCTTACCTCTCGTTCTTCTCTTAGCGGGTTGCCACGCGGCGACCTCCACAACCCCTCCAGTAGCCCTAGCGCCGGGCTTCTCCAGCCAAGCCGATCAAACCGTCGATCAGATCCTAGTGGGGGCACGCGGGTTCTACGTGTCGATCCAGGACAGCGTGAATGCCCAAACCTACACGCCCACTCCGGCAGCCCTAAAGGCCCTCAACGACTTTGGAGTCGCCCTCAACACGGCCGAGACAGTGTATCTCGCCTACCACAACGGGACGGCAACTCTGGCTCAGGCTCAAGCGGCCGCAGCTACCGTGTCGACTCAGCAAACCGCAGTCTCAACCCTCGTCACAGGAGCAACCCAGTGAGCAACGTCTTTGTAGCTGATGTTT